TATTCCAATCATTGAAAATCTTAAAATTGCTGATTATGTTACAACAACAACTGATTTATTTGCTTCAGAAATTCGTACAATAACTGGTAAAGATAATGTTGAAGTATTTTATAATTCTGTTGACCCTATTTGGATGAAACAATTTCAAAATAATTGGAAACCTGACCCTGATGGTTTGGTTCGAATTACTTATATGGCAGGTAGTTCGCATTTAGGTGATATGGAGCAACTTGAAGGAGTTATGAATGTATTATCAAATGACATAAATACTAGAAATAAATTCAAAGTAATTATTTCCGGTTGGGATACTGAAGGTAATACAACAGATATTACTTTCAATCAAGAATTTGGTGATGAATTACAAAAAAGAGGTTTATGGACACCTCAAACAGTAAAAGCAATTAATAATTCCAGAGGTAATGTTGATATAATCCCTAAATTACCCATAGATTTGAAAGAAAAATATAGAAATAATGTTTTTAATCAAAAACAAAGAGATATTAAATCAGTTGAAAGTGTGTATTTAATTTATGAAAAAATTTTAACTGATAATCATCATATGATTAAAAATCCAGATTATCTTCAATGGCTTATGAATTTTGAAAGAAACGTAAAATATGAAAATGAGGGTAATTTTGGTAGACGTTGGACACAAAAAGCAAATACATATGCACAAGTACTTGATGAAACTGATATAGTTATTGCTCCACTTGCCAATAATCCATTTAATAAAATGAAGTCGAATCTTAAACAAGTTGAATGTTGGACAAGAAAACTTCCTATAGTATGTTCAGATATTCCACCATATAATGTACATGGTAAGCACATGGAAAATTGTGTATTAATTCCGATGGAATTACCAAAAAATGCAAGAAAATATTGGGTTAAGTATTTAAAGAGACTTATATTGGATGCAGATTTAAGAAAAAAACTTGGTGAACAATTATATGAAGACTTTAAGGTTGAATATTCATTAAAAAATGTAACCCAGAAACGTGCAGAATTTTATAAGGCAGTAGTTGCTAAAACATTAGTAGTAATTTAAAAAACAAAAACATGAAAAAAAGTAAAATTAAAAAATTAATAAGAAAAGAAATTAACAAAATACTTCCTTTCTTAATAGAAGAATTATTAAATGCAGTAAAATATCAGAACATTTATAACAAATCTGATGATATTGGTAAAGTAGAAAATGTTGACAATAAATCAAATACTACATTCGATGAGGATGTGAGATTTGATAATATCAAGAAAGAATATCCAGAAATCGATGAAATTAAAAATAAAGTTCAACAAACTTTTTTTCCTTCTGGTGTTGAAACTAGGTTTCCTTCTGGTGTTGAAACTAGGTTTGTTAACTATTTAGCAGAAGCTGTTTTATTAAATAAAAGAATTATTAAACGAGATGGAAATTGGAAAGGTGAATATTATAAGAATCTTTTTAATGAATTTAAAAAATTTGTTGACGATTATAATGATGTGTATTATAATAAGGCAAAAAAAGAATTATCATTAAATAATGAATTAAATAATATTTCCACTACTTTGAATGATTTAAAAAAAGAATCAATTATTAATAATAAATTAGTAATTGATTTGGATGAATTGAAAAAAGAAAATGTTGAACAAAAAATTAATAATATGACTAATGAAGCAAATAATAGTTAATTAATAAATTTAGATGAAACATTTATTTCAAAAAATAATTCTTTGGACATATATAAAAATTCATACAATTATTATATATGTTTCTTTGGCATTATATAGGACTGAAGAAGACATATTAAAATCATCTGCTATTGATATTCAGGATAAAGATAAAAAAACAACAAGAAAACTTCATAAAAATCCTTTGCTTGAAAAATTTTATGCTGGTCAACGTGATGAACGCTATGTTAAAGATTATTATGAACTTCTTAAGAAAGCAGATAAATTTATGTGCAAATCAACACCACATCAAATGGCTGTTGCTGCAGATAAACATGGCATGAGTTATGGAATGAAAGACCAATATGGTCGTAGATATGAACATTATGGATTTTTCGATGATAAGCATAAACATGCTGGTAAGACATTGGGTGAGGTTTTGACTTTAGAATTTGAAGAAAGGCGTACTAAAGATGACAATTATAAAATAATGTACATTTTTAATAATAAACCAATTGAAGTGGGTTTTGCAAAAGTATTGGATGTTGTAGAAAAAACCCAAAAAGAAAATGCGGATTTTAAATATGAGGTACAAGATATGTTCAAGAAATCCAAATCTTTTGAATTTCCAATTAAAGCAACACATATTAATGAAAATATTATAAATAAAATTGAGGAATTAACAGAATATTTACACATAAAAAGAATCGGTTTTGAATATAGGATATTAGAATTTTTCATACCATTGAAGTTTAAAACTTTAGAATTAGATGATGATTCAAATGCATTTAAGGAAATTCAAGATATTAAAGAAATTTATGTGAGAGATGAATATGGCGAATTGAAAGCATTTAGAATTATTAAATTCGTGAAAAGATTAATACATAATGACATATATGAAGTCCTGAAATTTGAAGGAATTGAAATGGAAACAATAAAATTATAATAAAACTAAAACGAAATATTATGGCAGATTCAAGTTTTTTAGAAAAACTCAAAAAAGCAGTTGATACTGGTGAGTTTAATTCAGAAGCAGCAAAAAAAATAATTGAAATTGATAAATTAGCAGATGAAAAATTATCAACAATGACAAAACCTAATATATCTATTGATGATCGTGTAAAAAAAGCAGGTATTAAAACTGTAAGTGAAGAAGAAGTACTTATACTTAATTCAGAATATGAAAAAAAAATGCAAGAAATGAAAGAAAGTGATGAAGAAAATAAACGAATTGCTGGATTAACAAATTTGGCTGATAAACAACTTGAAACACTTATCGAAATTGAAGATATGTTGAAAGCAAGCATTCAAGATTTATTATCTTTTACCAAAGAACTTGAAGAAAAATTTGGTAAAGAATTTGAAGCAAAGAATCCAATATTTACAAACTTACTTGAAAAAATTAATCAAATAAATATGAAATATAAGAATTCTATTATTAACAATTAAAAATAATTATTATGGCAAAAATTGAAAAAGCATCAGAAGAAATGATTAATCTTTTCGGTGAAATTAAAAGTAAAACAACAATCAAAAATTGGCTTGAATTTGAAGTTCTTTGTAACAATAAACAAAAGGAACTTTATAAAATCGTTAAAACAAATGACCTTGTAGAGGTATTAACAAATGGTATTAATTTTGCGGTCATTTTTAACGAAGAAATTTTCGACCAATTACCCCCAGACTTACAAGAAATTGCAATTGTTGAATGTCTTGCAGGTGTAAGTGTCAATGAAACAGACACAGTTTCATTAGAGAAACCTAATTTCAATACACATACTGGTGTATTAGAAAAATATGGACATGCTCCAATTATTACATTACATGAATCAATTAAAAGCCTTTATGATGTAAAAAAACAAAAAGAGGATGAGGCAAAAGCATTAACAAAAGGTAAACGAGGTAGAAAACCAAAGCAAATGTAAATAAATTATTAATAATATTAAATCCCGGCAAGTTTGTCGGGATTTTTTATTTATTAAGTATTTATATAAAAAATAATTACAATGAATTCTTATAATATTACCTATCCATTTCAAGATGACCAAGCAACTAATTCGTTTCTTTTAATGAATCAAGTAACTAAAGATTCATATAGTTCTAACTTGCTTTTACTTTTATTGACACAAAAAAATGAAAGATATTATGAACCTGATTATGGTACAAATTTATTAAAATATATATTTGAACCAAATGATGATTTAACTTCAAGTCAAATAGAAGAGGAAATAAAAAATACTGTTTCATTATATATTCCAGAGATTAAAATAACTTCTGTAACATTTAATAAACTTGTTGATGATAATGGACAACCAATATCTGATAGTCAATTAAATGTTAATATTAAGTTTGTATATACTGAAGG